GTAGATTTCCTTACCAAGCTACCCTGGCTCACGCCGCTATACCTAGCTTACCAATTGGAAGTGTTTTAGCTAAATCCGTTCGATCTATAAAAGATTTGACTGCAGGATTAAAAGCTAAAATACCAGAATTGTTTCATGCGAAACCACTGTCGAGAGTGGCTACGGTATGTGGCTTGATTGGTGTCAAATTCATAGACGCCATGAACTTTTCCTCATCTCCTGGTTTTCCTCTTGCGGGTTCAAAACACCCACTATTAGTGGATTTGGATCCCAAAGATTATCCGGAGGTAGGTAAACCCCGCACATTTGTCCCAGAAGTGTGGGAAGAATTCGAAAAGATTGTCGCCACGTTGCGTGAAGGCAAAAGGTGTTACATGATTTGGAAGTCATGTTTGAAGGATGAACCAACTAAACTAACCAAAGACAAAGTTAGAGTGTTTCAAAGCGCTCCAATTGTACTACAACTCTTAGTTAGAATGTATTTCCTCCCTCTTATTCGAATTATACAAATGAATCCTATTCTATATGAATGTGCCGTAGGCGTAAATGCTGAAGGCCTAGAATGGGATGAACTCTGGTCAGCCGCCATGAGTAAAGGCGCGAAAAGAGTGCTTGCAGGAGATTATAGTAAGTACGACGTTCGCATGCCAGCCCAGGCAACCATTGCTGCTTTTGATATTCTTATTGATATAGCTGAGCAGTGTGATGGTTACACAGAAGAAGACATCCATCTTATGAAAATGGTTGTACATGAAATTGTGTATCCAGTAATGGCTTATAATGGTGATTTAGTACAATTGTTCGGGACAAATCCTTCGGGACAAAACCTTACAGTTATTATCAATTCATTGGTTAATTCTCTTTTGTTGAGAAGCTGTTTCTTTACTATTTATCCTGATAAGGACTTTAAAGAAAATTGTGCTTTTCTTACATATGGAGATGATGTCATTGGAACCGTATCAGAATTTTGCACTGATTTTACTCACATAACCTATGCTGAGTGGTTAGCAAAACATGATATGAAATTCACCATGCCAGATAAGGAGTCTACGCCTGTCCATTATATGACAGAAGCTGATGTAGATTTCCTCAAAAGGAAGTGTGTTTATAATGAAGATTTGGGACAAAAAGTAGGTCTCCTTTCCGAAGATTCTATCTTTAAACGTCTCCACTCACACATCCTTTCAAAGGAGTTAACTTTGAAAATGCATAGTGCTCAAAATATTGAGAGTTCTTTACACGACTGGTTTTATTATGGTCGCGAAGTATTTGAACAACGCAAAGCACAACTCCAAGAAGTAGCACACGAATGTGAAATCGAACATTTGTGTCCCTCCCTTCAAGTTTCCTATGATAAACGTGTCAACCATTGGCGCCATAAATATCTAGGTGAAGAACTTGAAGAAGAGGTAGAAGAACTCGTAAGTTTAGAGTGAATTACTTGAATTCACCACCCAGTTTTAAGTCTGGGTTCTACGGATAAGCAAAACTTATGTGTATATATGGATACCATTTGTAATAATAATTTTTGTGTACTTTTGTATATTATAGACAGGCTTTGTACATATCGACATTTTCCCTGTAAAATACTTTTATTTAGAAGAGGAGTTAGTCACTCCAATGTAAACTACACCATCTACAGTACTAAGCAATACTGTGGAATTGCATATACCGCTTACTAACACTTATACTCATAAAAACTTTCATAACACGGGTTTCACTCCCGTTAATTTTTCCGTATTTTTAGGTCTCAATATTCTTGAGACCCAAAGTGGGACCACATCAGATAACAGCATATTTAAAATTGGAAATGAAACGCAACAAAACGTTCAATTCTCAGATCAACATGACCCTTATATGTATGATGTTACATCCGTTATGGATCCCACGCGTTCTCTGCAAGATGCAGACGACGCAACATTAGCCAACTTCTTTTCTAGACCTGTTAAAGTCTCAGAACAAGAATGGTCTACCAGTGTCAATCTTAATTTTGACCTAAATCCCTGGAGTCTGTATTTTGACAACCCTAGGGTATCTAACCGTTTGAGTAATTTTAATTTACTTAAAGCCGATTTACATGTTAAAATAGTAATTAATGGCAACGGTTTTCAATATGGTAGAATGTTGGTTAGCTATATTCCTTTTGAAGTCTTTGACAGCCTTTCGAGTAACGCCGCATTAGTGCGCGCAGATTTAACTCAGGCTTCTCAATTGCCTCATGTTTTCCTTAATCCTACAACTTCCACAGGAGGCGAGTTGAAATTACCAATGTTTAATTATCAAAATTACATGGAAATTCCCGTCTCACAGTGGAGTGAACTCGGACAGTTATACTATCGAACACTTAATCCATTAAAACATGCTAACGGTGCATCCGATGTAGTTACCGTAACTACATTCGTTTGGGCTGAAAATGTTTCGATGAGTGTATTAACATCCGTAGAACCAGATACTTTAACACCTCAATCAGGTGAAATAGAAGAGGCTAACGCAAAAGGAATGATTAGTGGCCCTGCCACAAGAGTAGCTAAATTTGCTGCTTACTTAAAAGGAGTTCCTTATATTGGACCCTTTGCTACGGCAACTGAAATAGGAGCTGGAGCAGTATCAAGTATGGCAAAGATATTTGGCTATTGCAGACCACCAATCACAAAGGCCCCCGAACCTTACCGGCCTACGCAAATAAGTTCCATGGCTTTAACTAATGTGCCTGATAATGCACAAAAGTTAACAGTCGATGATAAGCAAGAACTTTCCGTAGATCCAAGAATTTCGGGTATAGGACCAGCCGACCCTTTAAATATCCGTGAAATAGCGAAAAGAGAATCGTATTTGACAACATTTAATTGGAATATAGGAACTGCTCCAGACACTTTGTTGTGGAACGCAAGATTAGACCCATGTACTTGGAGTCAAAATACAGGACCACCAGTTTCATATCATTTTCCAGCTTGTTGTATGGCTGCTTTGCCATTTCAATTCTGGAAAGGATCAATGAAATTTCGATTTCAAATTGTCTGTTCAAGTTTTCATAAAGGTCGTATTAAAGTAGTGTACGATCCATCATTCTTAGCGGCAAACACATACCTTGGTTTCTCAGAATATAATACCAATTATTTAAAGATAGTTGATATAGCAGAGGAACAAGATTTCACTATAGAAATAGGTAATGGCCAGGAAAGAAATTTCCTTAACCATGCCTATCCTGGACGTGATAGTATTACCACTCTATACAGTACAACAAGATACACTTCTAAGGAAACATTTGGTAATGGGGTCATCGGCTTATTTGTAGTCAATGAACTTACCACACCAAATAGTGTAGCTAATAATAATATAGAGATAAATGTGTTTGTATCTATGGGAGATGATTTCGAAGTCGCAGCGCCTGAAGATTACTTCCAACACTTTGTGTTGAAACCTCAGAGTGGGGATGTCTTACAACCCCAAAATGGTGAGTTGATACCTGAGAGTCAGAACACAATCGAACCCGATGCTCCTCAACAGAATGAAACCACAATTATAGGTTTACCTCCTGTTGACAGCGCCGATCTCAACAAAGTGTTTATGGGAGAAGCTATTACATCTTTTCGTCCTATATTGAAAAGATATAATTTATGGAATACCATACCAAAACTAGATACTATTGCAACTACAGTTTCTGGTAGGTTTCCAGCCTTCCCATACGCACGCGGTAACGTAGCAGGAGCAGTAGACACTACTGCTGCTCTAGACCCATATAATTACGTAAACACAGTGATGTTACACTGGGTTCGTGCGGCCTTTTCAGGCTCGCGCGGATCAATACGTTACAAACTAATACCAAGGGGTTTTCAATCACCCTCTGATCGAATCGAGGTTCAAAGATCTCCTTGGTATCCAGTTATAACGACTTATCGTAATGTACGTTCTGCGTTGAATTCATACACATCCATAACTGCTGCCAGGAAAGACATCATGTCTGAATGGCAAGCTGCGACACTGGATATTATACCCAAAGACGAAAAACCTTTTACTGGTTTGAGAGGGATGACTCTCACTACAAATCAAGTAAATGGAGTTCTCGAATTTGAGGTTCCATATTATTCATCATATCGTTTTACACCAGGTAAAATAGAAAATAATACCACCATATCTCTTTTTGAGGCTGCTTGGGATTATCGAGTATCTTTCAATGGTGAGGGTGCCTTTACAGGCTCTAGTACTTATGATGTATATGTTGCAGCAGGGGAAGATTTCCAGACTTATTTTTGGACTGGAATGCCCCGTATGTATTACGAAGCCGCAC